CCAGGTCATCCCCGCCTGCACGTAGCTCGGACGCGTCGCGCCGCGGTGTCCGGAATGCACCGCGTCCCGCCACGCGTTCAAATCGGCGGCAAGCGCGGAGCCACTTTTAGTGGATGGTACGATAGTACCGAAATCAGATTGCGCCATACTGGTATCCTTTTAGGTGCTCCGCCCGAAACCCTTCGCGGCCCAGTCGCACGTCTTGGCTATTCCGGCACCAGAACCGTTGAAAAAGCGCAGCGTGAAGCCGGTTGCGCTTTGATTACTGACTTGCCAGTAATCGCCTGTGGCCAAGCTATGCGCGGTGACATTGATTGCCGGAGTTTCACGGAACCCAGCATTGAAGATGACATTGAGCCCAGCCGCCGGTACCGAGACTGCATTGGCTGCCTCAAGCCGATCCGGCATGTCGATCGTGGCGCTGAACCCAGTCGCCTCTGGTAACGTCGCCCCATCATCCAGGCTTCTTAACGTCAGTTTAAACTGCAACGCCCGCGCTTGAACATCGGTTACCTGGAATACCCGCCAATCACTCCAGGTCACTAAATCCTGGGTCGTGCGGAATTGTATTTCCGCGTTCCATTTTGATGCATCGGTGGAAACCAAGCTTTGCACTACGGCCAGTGATTGCCATTGCGCCATATAGTCGCCGCTGGTAACGCCGAATGCAGTTAGTGCCGCCGTAATACGGCTGCTGTAAGGTTGCCCAAGATCAATTGATTGGAAGGTATAGGTTCCCTCGGTTTGTCCGGCTGCCAAGCGCAACGCATTGCCGACCACCACCAAGTTCTGTTTGGTACCACTCCAGGATGGATGTTGGTCCATGGTGCTCACCACATTCAACTGCACCAAGCTGCTTAGTGTGTTGACCACCATCAGGGGCGTGTCGCACTCTTCGCCATTGACCGTCACCGCTTTAAGTAGGAACACGCCATCCATAAGCGGCACATCAACTTGCAGCCCATCCACTCGCGCAACCAGGTCGGAGGCGGAGGCCCAGGCGTCGTTCGGCGGTAAGGATGCGTTACCCACTACCGGGCTATATTTCACACGATAATAGCAAAAGCTGTTTTCCGCGATTGGCGCCCAAGACAGCCGAAGCGTGTCGCCCAACACGGTGCTTGTGAAAGTGCTGGGGGAGCTCGGTTTTACCTTCATCCCGTTTAGAACAACATTGCTACGCTCCACCCACGGAGAATATCGCCCCAAGGCGTCCAGCGATCTGATTCGGAAACTCGCGGTACCATCAGTCGTATCAGTGATTTCATAAGACGTGCTGGAGGTCTCGCCAATCTGCGTATAAGCCGCGCCACGACCTGGAAGGATCGCCTGGATTTGATAGGTGCGCGTACGTGGGTCGCGTGACGCCTGCCATGATACTAAGGTGGCGACCTTTGGCAGACCGGCTACCAGGTAGAGGTATTCTTTAATCTGTACATCCGATGGCTTAGAGGGCGCCCCGGTGAGCTCTTCGATGAACTGAGGCGGCGGGGTATTCACTCCAAGCTCCACCCGCGCATACTTGGTCGTATCATGAAACAGCGCCACTACGTCAAAAAAATTTTCTTCGGTTTGGCTTACCGTGATAACCCGAAAGGGCCTTGGTGGTGAGTTACTTTTTGCTAATACCCAAACACTCTCCGTATTCGGCGCCACCGAAAATGGAATGGTAACGAACAGAACGGTACTATTGCTTTGCAGCACGCTAACTTGCCGGTCTTCCACTGCGCCGGAGGGAAGTGTCACGCGCAGAATGAAATTTTGCGCCCCATCAAATAGCACCGGCGAGTCTATTGTAACCTGTGTGGTTGTGGCGGTGACAACACGCCCGCCGAGGCGCACGCCGGCATACCAATGGTCAGCCACCAGTATTAGGTCGCCAGGCCGCAGGTCGGCATGATCAAGCCCCGCCCGGTAATACACCGTCTCGGTTTCGGCCCGCTCGCTATCCAGCAGCCATTTACCTATGCGGCGCGCCTGCGTCCTCGTGGTGCAGCCGACCGCTACAATCTCTGTGGTAACTGGCCCACGCTCTGCCAGATCATCGCCTTCGACTGGCTCAATGGTCGGGCGGTACCGGTCGTTCTGGTCATTGTACATGACGCGAACCAAGGTGTGCCGCGCACGCCAACCTGTGCCCTCATAGGTAAAATTGCCATCGATCACGTTTGCGTTTGTGACCAATTTCACCGGCTGAGAGGGAGCATCCTGAGTGGCGGTAATGAGGCCCGCGCCGAAATAGGCCATACCGCGAAAAGCTGCGGCAATCGTTTGCAGCACGCTGTACGCGTCCTCTGACGTATTTAGCACGCCATTAAAAACAAAGCGCGGCTCGGTACCACCATCGCCATCCGGCACTAGCTCGTCGCAATACTGACCAATGGAGTATAGTGACCACTTATCGACCGAACCCTGCGGAATATCGCTGCCCAGGCCATACCGTGGGTTGGTGAGCAAATCATAGAACACCCACGCCGGATTATTAGTCCAAGCGATTTTGAAGGTACCATCCCACAGGCCTGCGTAGGTGCGCGCCACTGGATCATAGTTGACCGGCACACGGATTTGTAGCCCGTCTACTTCATAGGCGCGTAGCGGTGGACTGCTACCGAATAGCTCGGCGTCAAGGGCGGTCCCGACATACGCCGTATTGGGGTAGCTCATCGGCCAGTCGAGTAACTTGCTATAGGTTCCCCACCAAAGATCATTCACAAGATACTGGCTGGTGCTGTCATCCGTAATCCGCGTCATGCGGATGTTCCAGGTGCCGTATGAGGTTATTGGAATGCGATAGCTTTCCTCGTAGGGCGCCGTACATTTGCCGCTGATGGTTTTTTCGACCGCTGTGCTCCATGCTCCGGCGCCGAGACGCAATTCAATTTTGAAGGAAATGTCGGAGCCGTTAATGTCTCCTGTCTCCCGATTGGTGCTGACCAAGGCGGGAATTCGGATAGTCACGCGGATGTGCGATAGCGATGATGTTTCCGTCGTGACGATAGTGATCGTATGACCGCCGCTCGCCTTGGTGATTTTTTGATTGACGGTAACTTCTTCCCCGTTGGACTCATAGCCATTAAGCGTTGCCTGGTCTGGCAGGCCGAGCATGAGAGCAAGGTTGACGCCCTTGAAGTTATAGGTGTCATCCGCCGCCTGTAGCGGCGTGTCATTGTAGAAAACGCTTTTCAGGCCGTTGACAAGACCTTTGATCGGCCCTTCGCCCAGTACATCCATAAACGTCACGGTTGCCTTGGACCTTAGGGTATTTTCGGCCTCAAACGGAATGCGTGGCGCCGGCGCTCTTCCGCCTTTATGACCAAGGCTCATATTGAAATCCTTTAGCTAGCGGTGAGCAGCGTACCGACGCCAGACTTGGTGCTCGCCTGCTCAGAAGCGGCCGGGCTAACGGCATACACTTCCGTCTTCATGGTCGCCGCACCAACAACGCTACCGACGCGCACCCGGCCATAAATCAGCGGCACTACTTGGCCCTGACCGCCGGAATTTACGGGGCCAGAAAATACGAAAGAATTGCGTGGCTCGGTATCAAGGGACTTCAAGGGTTTCGGCTGCGGCGCCAATAGCATCGAGATACCTTGCAGCATCATCGAAGCCCCCATTATACCAGCCGAAACAGCGATTTTCCCAAGCGTCGCCGATCCGACTACCGTGGACATGCCCATCGATGCGGCTGACGCTTCAGCAAACATGCCTGCGCCAGCGGCAGCGCCCTCGACCCCGAGGAACCATCCTGCAGTCGCGCCATAGGTAAAAATAGCAGCCACCAAGAGCAACGCGCCGAGAATGATCTTGCCAGTGCCCTGGTTCTTAGCGCCTTTCGGCAGTGGGATCACATGCAAATCCTGGGCTTGACCAAACCGCAAACCCAACTCCTGCGCACCCAAGGGCATACCGCCCTTGCGGTTGCCCCGTACGATGCGCCACTCACCTTGACCGATGGCCTGCCTGAAGCCAGGTAATTGATGGATTAAGGCGCGGAAGGCTTCTGCAGGCGTTTCCACTGCCAGCTCAAACTTCGGCCCGAAATCGCGTCGGAGCCGCCCGTGCAGGTGAATGGTGCGTAGCGTTGCCATCGCCGTTACTCTCCACCCTCAGCTGTTCCGCCTTGCAGCAGGTTCGGCTCTGGCGCCGCCGGCGGACGCAGGAAATGGGTCACCAAATGCCGCCAGCGCATCAGCGGTTCTTCCCGGCTGAGGCGGTTCGGCAGGTGATGCAAGATCAGGCCGTTGCCGAGATAGATACCGGCATGGTTGGGCACCGTTGCCAGTACGTGCATCAGCACACCATCGCCTGGCTGAAGCTGCTCAATGGTGATTTCTTGAAAGCGCTGCGGCTTTAGGTGCGCGGTGTAGAGATCCTGCCCCTTGCTCCACCATTCGTGGTCGCGCGGCACTTCCACCAAGTCTAAACCACGATGGATTTTGTACCAGTCTTTGACCAGCGCGTAGCAGTCCCCCTTGCCGTCGGAGCCACTTGGGCCATGGCGGAAGCCCCGCCCGACCAAGGGCGGCATCTCAATGCCCGGCCCCCACCATAGGGTGGGTTCGCAATACTCCCCATTGGTCATCACCAACCCCCAGGGAATGTCCATGGCAAGTTGCTGCTCCATGTCCAGCGCCGAGGGGTAGAGTGGCCCATCTGGATGGCTATGAACGATTGCCTGCACCGCAGGGTCAGTCAGTACACCGCGATCGAAGTCAAAGGCATTGGCCGGATCAGGGTCGTTGTTGACCATGGGCTCATAGATGCCATTGCGCACAATACCACAGCTCTCATGCGGATGGGCGGCCATCGCGTGGCCATGGATGGCCGCTTCGACATCAGGACCGAACATGCGGGGGATTCCTCAAACGTACTTGTTCAAGCCGGGGAACGCGCCGCTTGGCATAATTTGTGGCGAAGGGAACCGCTTACGGCAGTCGGAGAGGTGTTTGCCGCACCGATCATCCGCTGGGTTTCCGGTTTGATCGCCGTTGACGGTGAAGTACGCGGTGCCTGTATATGGGCAGGTAGCGGTTGAGTAATCGAAGCCTGTGCCGGCCCAGCGTCGGTAAATCCAAGGACATGCATCGCGGAGCATATGCCGCCCCGGCAGGCGCCGCCCCTCTTGATCAAGAATGGACGCGAGCTCCCATTCCACGAGCTGTGGCGTTTGCACCACCTTGCGCTCGATGCGCCAAATGTCCGGCTCCCAATACGAGGTCGGATCGGCGGTCGGCTGGTCGTCCAGGAATTTGCGGTAGGTGGTGATGCGGGTCACTTTTGCGCCCACCAAATCGCCGTAAGT